GCCATGACCCGCGCCACGATCCAGGTGGCCAACCAGACGCAGCAGTTTGCGCAGGTCGCCAACACCGCCCCGGAGGCGTTTCAGCGCTGGGCCGGCGCCTCCCGCACCGTGGGCATCGAGCAGGAGAAGCTCGCCGACATCCTGAAGGACGTGAACGATCGCGTCGGCGATTTCCTGAGCACGGGCGGCGGCCCGATGGCCGATTTCTTCGAGCGGGTCGCGCCCCGCGTCGGCGTCACCGCCGATCAGTTCGCACGTCTTTCAGGGCCCGAGGCGCTGCAGCTCTACGTGGACACGCTGGAGCGCGCCGGGCTCAGCCAGCAGGAGATGACCTTCTATCTCGAGGCCATGGCCTCGGACGCCACCCGGCTACTGCCGCTTCTCAGGAATAACGGGACCGAGATGGAACGGCTCGGCAACCAGGCCGATGACCTGGGCGCGGTGCTGGACGCAAGCGCAATTCAGGCGCTGCAGCGCACCCAGATCGCGCTCGTCGGTGTCTCTCAGGTGTTCGAAGGCATTCGGAACCGGATCGGCGTGGCGCTCGCCCCGGCGGTGGAGTGGATGGCGAATGCCTTCGTCAGCCTTGCCTCCGAAGGCGGGGTGCTCGGGCGTGCGCTGGACGCCCTGATCGGCAACATCGGGCGGCTGGCCACCTATGCCGCGACCTTCGTCTCAATCATGGCGGGCCGCTGGGTGGCGGGGTTCGTCGCCGCCGCCATTTCCGTGCGCGGGCTCGCCACGGCGCTCGTGCTCCTGCGTGGCGCGCTGATCCGCACCGGGATCGGCGCGCTGATCGTTGGCGCGGGTGAGCTTGTCTACCAGTTCACCCGCCTTGTGGAGCGCGTCGGTGGGCTCGGCGAGGCGTTTCGTCTGCTCTCCGATCTGGCCTCCGAAGTCTGGGGCCGCGTGGGCCTCGCGCTCGACGCTGCATTGGCTCGAATGGCTGCGGGATGGGAGGGGTTGAAGGCCACCGCACTGACCGCGCTCGACGGCGCCATCGGGCGCGTTGTGAGCTTCGGCGACCGCTCCGTCGCGATCTTTCAGGGTTCCTTCGATGCGATGAAGGCAATCTGGGGCCGTCTCCCCGGCGCCATCGGCGACTTCGCCTTTCAGGCGGCGAACGGGCTGATCGGCGGCGTCGAGGCGATGCTGAACGGCGTCGTCAACCGCATCAACGGCTTCATTTCTGCGCTGAACGGCGCTCTGGACCTGCTTCCCGACTGGGCGAGGGGCGAAGGCGGCGTGCGGATCGGCACGCTCGATCCGGTCGCACTCGGCCGGGTCGACAACCCGTTCGCCGGCGCGGCCGAAGCTGCAGGCGTCGCAGCGGCCGATGCGTTTTCCGCGGCGCTGGCGCGCAGCTATGTCGATGCGCCTGATCTCGGTCTTGGGGCGGCGGCCGAGGATGCCCGCGCCCGGGCCGACGGTTACCGCGAAGCGGCTGGAATGCTGAGCGAGGCCGCCACCCGGCCGCTGGCCGCCTGGGATGCGCTGAAGGCTGCCGTGGCGGGCAGCGGGTCGGAGTCGGAAGCATCCCTCCAGGATGCCGCGACTGCGGCGGACGATCTGGGCACCGCGCTCGGCGACGCCGGACGCGCCGCCACCGGTGCGGGTGCGGCGGCCGGGGCAGCTGCCGCTGCGGCGGAGCCCGCGACCGAAGCCGCCGTCACCGGCTGGCAGGCGGTCACGGCGGCGCTGTCTGATTACGCCAGCAAGGCACGTGAGATCGGCGGCGATATCGGCCAGAGCCTCGTTGGCGCCTTCCAGTCGGCCGAGAACGCGGTGGGCCAGTTCGTGAAGACCGGCAAGCTGAACTTCCGCGACCTCGTCACGTCGCTGCTGGCCGATCTTGCCCAGCTCGCGGCGCGGCGGTTCATCCTCGGGCCGATCGCCAATGCGCTTTCCGGCGTGTTCTCCGGGGCGGGCGGCATCTTCGCCAACGTCCTGCACGCGGGCGGGATGGTGGGGTCCGCGGGACCCTCGCGCTTGGTCCCGGCCATGGCCTTCTCCGCCGCGCCCCGGATGCATGGCGGCGGCATGGCTGGCCTCCGCCATGACGAGGTGCCCGCGATCCTGCAGCGGGGCGAGCGGGTGCTGTCGCGGCGGGAGGCGCAGAGCTACGGCGCGAGCGGCGGGGTCAACGTCACCATCATGGCCCGCGATGCCGAGAGCTTCCGGCAGTCGCGGACGCAGGTCGCGGCCGACATCGCCCGTGCCGTGTCGCTCGGGCGGAGGGGCATGTGATGGCGTTTCACGAGATCCGGTTTCCCGACAACATCAGTCGCGGCGCTCGGGGCGGGCCGGAACGGCGCACCCAGATCGTCGAGCTCGCCTCGGGCGACGAGGAGCGCAACGCCAGCTGGGCCAATTCGCGCCGCCGCTACGATGTCGCCTACGGCATCCGCCGCGCGGACGATCTGGCGGCGGTGGTCGCCTTCTTCGAGGCGCGAAACGGGCGGCTCCACGGCTTCCGCTTCAAGGACTGGGGCGACCACAAGTCCTGCCTGCCTTCGGGCTCGCCATCGTCCACCGATCAGGTCATCGGCACCGGCGACGGCGCGACGACCGCCTTCCAGCTGGCCAAGCGCTACGCCTCGGGCGCGCAATCCTGGTCGCGCGCCATTGCCAAACCAGTGACCGGAACCGTGCGCATCGCGCTGTCGGGCGTCGAGCAGCCCTCCGGCTGGTCCGTCGACACGACAACCGGCGTCGTCACCCTCAGCGCCGCGCCGGGCGCTGGCGTCTCCATCACCGCAGGGTTCGAGTTCGACGTGCCGGTCCGCTTCGACACCGACGTGCTCGACGTGACACTCAACCTCGAGCGGCTCGGCTCGATCACCTCCATTCCGCTTCTGGAACTGCGCCGATGAAGACCCTTGATCCCGCCCTGCAGGCCCATCTCGACGAGGGCACGACGACGCTCGCCTCGTGCTGGCGGATCGTCCGGGCCGACGGCGTCACCTTCGGCTTCACCGACCACGACCGGATGCTGAGTTTTGACGGGACGGACTTCGAACCCGAGAGCGGGCTCACGGCATCCGAGGTGCGCTCGGGCTCGGACCTGTCGGTCGATGCGCAGGACGCCGAGGGCGTACTGAGCTCGGACCGCATCACCGAGACCGACATTCTCGACGGCCGCTGGGACAACGCCGAGGTCGAGGTCCGGCGGGTGAACTGGGCCGATACGAGCCAGCGCGTGCTGATGCGCCGGGGCGCCATCGGCCAGATCCGGCGCGGGCGGCTGGCCTTCGTTGCCGAGGTGCGCTCGCTCGCTCATGTGCTCGGCCAGACGGTGGGGCGGACCTTCCAGGCAACCTGCGACGCCGCGCTCGGCGATGCGCGCTGCGGCGTCGATCTGGAGGACCCGGCCTTCAAGGGCACCGGCGCGGTGATCGATCTGCTGCGGGATCGCGCCTTCACCGCCTCCGGGCTTAGCGGCTTCATCTCAGGCTGGTTCGCCTTCGGCACCATCGAATGGACCAGCGGAGCGAACGCCGGGCGACGCACCGAGGTGCTGGGCCATGACGTGACGGACGGCATCGCGGTGCTGACCCTGCTCGAAGCGCCGGTGCGCGCGATTGCCGAAGAGGACGCCTTCACCATTCGTGCGGGCTGCGACAAGCGCATGGAGACTTGCGGCGCGAAGTTCGCCAACACCGCCAACTTCCGCGGCTTCCCGCACATCCCCGGCCAGGATGCCGTTCTCCGCTACGCCACGAAGGACGGTGGGCATGACGGGGGCGTGCTGTGACGCCGGCTGATCCGGAGAGGGTCATCGCCATTGCGCGGTCCTGGCTCGGCACGCCCTACCACGACCAGGCGAGCCTGTGCGGCGTCGGCTGCGACTGCCTTGGTCTCGCCCGGGGCGTCTGGCGCGAGGTCGTCGGCCCCGAGCCTTTCCCGATCCCGCCCTACAGCCGCGACTGGGGCGAGACCGGGCCGCGCGAGGTGCTGGCCGAGGGCGCGCGGCGGATGATGATCGAGGTGTCGCCCGCCGAGCCCGAGCCCGGTGCGCTGGTCCTCTTCCGCATGAAGCCGCGCGCCATCGCCAAGCATGTCGGGATCCTGACCGGGCCCGGCGCCTTCCTCCACGCCTACGAGCGGCTGGGCGTGATCGAGCAACCGCTCATCCAAAGCTGGCGGCGGCGCATCGCCTTCGCCTTCCTGTTCCCGCAACGCTGAGACCCCGACATGGCCACCCTCGTTCTCGGCGCGGCCGGCGCCGCCATTGGCGGTTCGATTGGCGGCGCGATCCTCGGCGTCAGCGCCGCGACCATCGGCGGTTTCATCGGGTCCACCATCGGCTCGGTCGTCGACAGCTGGATCATCTCGTCGCTGGCGCCGACGCAGCGGATCGAGGGCGCGCGGCTCGACACGCTGCGCATCACCTCGGCCACTGAGGGCGCGGTCATCCCGCGGCTCTATGGCCGGATGCGCATGGGCGGCAACATCATCTGGGCGACGGATTTCCGCGAGGAGACAAAGACCACCACGCAGGGCGGCGGCAAGGGCGGCGGGGGCGGCAAGGTCAAGACCACCGAGTATCTCTACTACGCCTCCTTCGCCGTGGCGCTCTGCGAGGGCCCGATCACCGGCATCGGGCGCATCTGGGCCGACGGCAAGCCGATGGACCTCTCCGGCGTCACCTGGCGCTGGTATCC